ACCTTCAGACGCTAGCTCAATGTAGCTAGTTGAAAGGGTGAAGCTAGGCGTCAAATTAGACAATACTGTTGATGCTTCAAGCATCTGGGACAAGTTAGCCATCTCCTCAACGGGAGACACTGCTAGGTTTTGGTTATTATTTTCCATTGTAATGGGTTTTCTTAGTTGGTTAATGCTTCAATTAAAAATTTAATTAATCGTTGTTGTGCTACACGTTGGCCGCAATTCTGTGTTGAGAACTGCAAGAAAATTGTAGCGCTTGTTGGCTGCTCGTCTTGCTCTAAATCTGTAGCAACTTGCTTTACTTTTGCTTCTAAAAGCGATCCATCGTAGTTAAGTAGTTTCTCAGCCACTTCACGCCTACAAATAAATCGGTAATTGTGGTATCCTGTTTTGTTTTCCATTTTAGTTGTGTATTCTATCTTGTTGGTTTACTCCATAAGAATCTTCTATGCTTTGAATGACCTGCATCCAGCCGCGTAAGAAAGTCAATTGAAGCTTTGGGTCTGGTATGTTATGTGGGTTCTTAGTATCTATGATATTAATTAAATCCATGTGCGTATTAAGTAAAGCTTTTTTAACTGCTTTGTAGCACAGCACGTATTTTTCGTCTTCAGTTGTCATCTTTCTTGAATCTGTCTTGTATGTAATCTCCTGGCCTGTAAGAACGATCTGGGTCTTGCTTCTGATCTTCTACCCCGTCTAGATAAGCAATATCTAGCAATTGCAGCTCGTGTGTTTCCAATGTGGGTCTGTTCATCATGTACCAATTGCAAAATTCTATTGCATTTGGCGCGTCGTCAAAAGCTTGCTTAAGCATAGCTAGTGGTGTGATAGCGTTAAACTTATTCATGTTATTTATTTTTTCCTTTGTACATTCGCTTCATTTGTGAGCGCTGGTGTTTTATGATCTCGTCAAAGCCTTCGATAAATTGATCTTTTTCAAATTCATAGGGCTTAGCTTCTGGTAAATTAGAAATCTGTTTTTTGTATTGCTTAATACAATAGTAGCCGTAGCTTGTAGCGAATGCTATGGGTGTTACGACGATAAAATAGATTATGTCTAGTTGCATGGCTTATTTAATTTCAATTACCTCGATTTGACAAGAATCGTCTGGAGTGTTACACATGTGAGTTTCTGCAAACTCGTAAGCTTCTTCGAAAGTATCTGTACAAAGAATCATTGTGTACAATTCTAAATCTTCGATGTCTTTAAAAATTACTCTAAATTTTTTCATAGTGGTGTCGTTTTGATATGGTAAAGGTACTACTAAGTTTTGAAATAAAAAAGTTTTTTTAAATTATTTTTAAATTATTTTCAAATCATAGTGCTTCTCGTAGACGTGCAAAGACTGGATAGACCAGTTTGATTCGCCTAATTCTATTTGTAAAGCGTTTGCAACTAGTTGGTGAAGCTGAGAAAAACAGTATTGGTCATTACAGAATCCATAGACTAAATCGCAACTGCGCATAGATATATACATGATTAACCTGCCTTTGACAATGTTAAAACCTAGTGCGTATGTGCATGGCGTGTCTTTAGCGTATAAGTGAGTTTCTTTACCATCGTAGATACTTATGCTAGCTCTTCTAGTATCTGGATTTCTTGCTAGAAACTTTATGACCCTATTTAATTGCCTTGTCCTAGACCATTGATAGCCGTAGTTAGAATTTACGTTACTGTCATCGTCTGCGATAAATGCCCAAATTTTAGCGAGCTTAGATATATCTTTTACAGATGGATTTTCTGATAGGTACCAAAGCCATTCAGCTTCGGCGTAGGATTTTTTCCATTTCCTAGAAGTAATCAAGTTGTCCATAGGCGAAAGTATTTGAAAGCTCGCCCCATGAATAGCCATTGTGTTTTGTATCTGATCGCCATATGTCATAATTGTTTGATAGGCGTGACGGAATACGTGATCGGCGTTAATATAGGATAGTGGTTGCATTTTATATTGACTCTATAGTAATGTTACACATGTCTAATAAATACTCACAGCGGTGGTAGTCTCTATAAAGTTCTTTGTAGACAACACGAGATATTCCAGCTTGAATAATCAACTTGCAACATTCAAAGCATGGTGAAAGTGTTGTATATAATGTAGCTTTATCGGCTGAACTTGTAGACCTAGCACACTTGGCAATCGCGTTACTTTCTGCGTGTAGCACCTCTGGTAAAGTAACGTCTTCGCTTTCGCAGTCATTACAAAAGCCCGTAGGCGTGCCATTATAACCAATAGCAATCACGTTGCCGTCTTTGACTAAAATGGCGCCTACTTTAGCTCTACTACATTTGCTTTGCTCAGAAACGATTTCAGCAATGCGCATGTAAAATAAATCTTTGTTATTCATAATTAGAATTTGCCCGTTGATCCAAAACCTCCTGAGCCTCTACCAGTGTCATTAAAAATATCGTCGATAGTTTCATATAGCTTTGCTTGATAATAAGGCAAAAGAACGAACTGAACTAGCTTTTGACCTGGATCAATAAACTGGATAAGATTACTGTAATTAAACAAATGGAGATGGATCTCACCGCGATAATCTGAATCTACTACACATGCTCCTACTTGTAAGAATTGCTTAGTGCATACACCAGACTTGTTAAATGCTATTAAAGCAGTATCGTCAGGAAGAGCAACCTTAATCCCTGAAGGGATCAAGATGCTTTCACCTGGAGGTAGTTCGTATCTATCTAGATCGTTAGGAACATAAAAATCGATACCAGCACTGCCCTTAGTGCCATAGCTAGGATCTTTGACGTCTCTTGTTTTTGCATACCGGATTCTCATAATAGCTTTCTATTTTTTAATACCCAAAGAGTGTTTCTAGAAGCCTGAGGAAAAAATGGCGCCATTAGATTTGCTACTAGATTAGAATCATAATAACGCTTTAAATGATTATACATGTTAGTTTGCCATTCGTTCATCAAAGGCTTGTAGTCACGCTGAGAAGCAAAAGTACCGAAGCTATCGACGATAACGAAATGCTTGCTGAACAAGTCATGAAGCTCTTGGTAGCTGAACTCTTGTACGTCTACTCCTCTACCGTCTCCAGAGTCGTAGGTGTGGTTGCCAGCAGCGCCAACATGCTCGTCGAAGTTAGGCGTAGAAATGTAATACGTGGCATCTTCGTTTCCGCAAGCTCTGAAATTAATACAGAATGCATCTGCGTTTTGCTTTCCTACGTGCTCAAGAACTTCGAAAGAACAAACCTTGTCGGCTTTAAAATCGCTGTACTGATAAGCTGGCACGATCAAATCGTCTGCTAAGAAAGACGCCCAGTCTACGGCTGAGAAATGCTCGCGTGCTTTTGAGATAGTCTTTTCACGAATGTCGATACCAATGTAGTGCTTGCACTTAAATTTGTTGCGGTAGAGAACCTCTAACAGGTTACCCTTGCCGCAGCCAAAGTCGACTATGGTTTCGCCGATTTTAGCCTCTTTAAGAATGTGAGTCCAACGCAAATAATGCGCGAATTGATCTCTGTGGAATACGTGACGCTCAAAAGTTGTCACTGGATCCAAGTCTGTGGTGTTGTACTTTTTCATGATATTATTTGTTTTTGTTGTTTTCTAGGTAGTCGTTTAATGCAGACATGTAAGCAACTGCGTCAAGTAAGTTATCCTCTTTGTGCTTGTAACCCTCGCGAGATAACTTGATAGCGACAATACTCCAATAGATGATCTCTGTTGATATATCTTGGCCTAATACATGTGTAGCTATTCTAGATGCTCTTTCCATTGACTCTTGTATCTCTCCGTAGTTTCTGGATTGTTCTTCCGTGCGGTTATATACGATGTCTTGTGCTTTTGTTAAAATTGTTTCAGTCAATTGGCCAAATGGTTTGGAATCTGAAAGCACTATTTCAATTTCTCTAACGATACGAAAGAGACGCATTTGCTTTATATAATCTGTTTTGTAGAACAAATGCATGGCCTTGAAAGCGTTCAAAGGGCCAGCTGTTTTTGATTCTAAAATGATTTGTTTAAGCTTAGGGTTTTCAGAGTGGATATCGTCAAAGATCTCCATAACAAATTGTCTATCTGTAGGCTGAGAGATAGAGTCGACATAGAATTGAATTGTTTTCATAATGTGGTGTCTATAAGTACGATGCGAATGTAGATTGTTTTATTGATAGTATTGATATTTATTTGAAATTATTTTTAAAATTGTGTAATAGAGGATATTAACAAGTTATTAACGAAGCACGGCACGGCAGGCAGGCACGAGG